AATTTAACTATAAATTAAAATTTAAAAATAAAATAGAAAAAAAATTAAAAAAACAAACTGAGAGCATATTAAAAGATATGCATATATTTGATTTATTACAATCAGAAAGAACATATGCTAGTGCTAATCCTTATGGAACGGTTCATGAATCTCATGTAGATTATAATGAAGATTTTAGTTCAAAAGGAGGAATTACAGTTATGTATTATTTAAATAATCTTTGGAATTTTAATTTTGCAGGAGAAACTGTTTTCTATAATAAAAATAATCAAGATATACTAAAAAGTATTATTCCTAAACCTGGAAGAATAACTGTTTTCGATGGAACTATAGAACACTGCGCTCGAGAAGTAAGAAGAGATCTTAATGATTTAAGAATGGTTTTAACTTTTAAATATAAAATAAATTTAAATTAAGAAGTATAAGAAGTAGGTCTTGCACCTAATCTAGCAATTTTTTCAGCTTCAGTTTCACCTTCATCATTATCATTATCCCAATCGGATTGTAATTTAGCTAAGTGAGCTGCGTCCCATTTTGCAATAAATTGATCTGAAAAACTTCCTAAATTAGCATCTGTCCATGAAGCGTGAGGAGTTGAATCTCTGTGCTCTACTGTATCACTGTGATCTTCGTTACCTGAAACATATTGAATTGCCCAAATGTTTGACCACTTAGAATCATTCCAAAAAGAGTCATTATCAATTTCATAAGAGCCTGCTCCATCACCACTTTGTTTAATGATTAACTTATCTTCAAATACTACTGTCCAATTTGCGTTCGTTGCCATAATTTCTCCTACGTCTTAATAATATAAATTAGTGTTAAATAAGGTTGAATAACAGAAGTTGCGTTTCCAGAAAAGTTTGCACTCATGTTATGAGAATGTCCTTGACCTGAACCTGCATTAGTTGTGCCAGTATTTTGTGCTGATACTCCACCTGTTCCTTGTATTTTTTGCTGGGGACCATCACTAGGGTTACCAAATCCAAGTGGCACTGTGTGAGAGTGAGATGCAAGTTGTGCCGTTGATAAAGTTGCATTTGCTGTTGAACCAGAAATGTTTCCAGCTGCAGTTACAGTATTTGCTCCACCAGTTGATGCTAAAGATTTATTATTAGATTTTCCAACTGCTACGTTATCTTGTAAGTCAGGTAATCCAAAGGTACTTGAACCATCACCAGTTCCATAAGTCGTACCAATAACTCCAAATAAATCTGAATAAGTTGTTCTTGAAACATTTGCTCCATTACATTCTAAAAAACCTGTTGGTAAAGATGAGTCTGTCCACGGTACAATTGTTCCTGTAGGAATTCCTTCAACACCTATAAAGGCACCATTATTAATTACTGTAGTTCCGCCAGATACGATAGCCATTATTTGTCTCCTTCTATCTTAGATAAATTAATTTTAAATTTTTCTCCAGATATATTATTTATCATAAATATATCGTTTTCACCCTCTTGTAAAGTCCAATTTCCTTTAGTCCCATCAACTATATTACCTTTTTCTTTAAATTTATTAGATAAATGTAAATCTCCTGTATATATGTTTCTCCATACATTACTTGCTGCTCCTAAATCATAGGTGTCTGTGGTACCGGGAACAAGATGTCCTGTAGCTGTAACAGCCCCAACTGAACTCAATCCTTCTACAACATTTGTTCCATCAGAGTAAAGAACTTTGGTTCCTTTATCTGTTGCTGTCCAAGTTACACCTGTTCCAGAAGTAGTTTTAAATGTTACTGTAAACGCACCAGATGTTGCATTTTCAATTATATAAGTTTTTTCTATTCCGTCTGGAATTACTACATTTTTATTTCCAGTAATAGTTCCAGTTAGTTTTAAAACTTGATTTTTACCATTTGACAAAACACCATTTGAAAAAGTTAGAGTTGCTGCTGCAGTAATTCCAATTGAATCATATCCACCAATTGCTTGTTCAAGAATTAGTAAATTAGTATTGGTAATCTGTCCCCAAGTTCCTGAGTTTTCTCCAGTAGCTTGTACAGTTAATTTTAAACTTGTTGATGTAGTATTTGGCATATTTAAATTTTATTAAGTTTTCTCATATTATTAAATTTATGCAGCAGTGTCAACTTCTGTCCATGTAGGGGCAGATCCTGTATCCACCGGATTCCATATGACATTTTTAGTTGTTCCTGTAGCAATTGTCATAGATAGACCTGTAATTTCAGCACTTGCATCATCTGGTATTACTATGCCTTCATTCATGGTCATTTCTTGACCAGTTGGAGATGCGATAGTATTTGCATCTAATGCAGCTGTGCCAAGGGCTGCTGAGAAACCAATACCTGTTACTTCAGCACTAGCGTCATCTGCCTCTGCTTGACCCTCCTGCATAGCCATTGCTATACCAGAAGGACTTGCAATAGTGTTCGCATCTAATACAGCAGTTCCAAGATTAGATGTTAAAGCTTCACCTGTTACTTCGGCACTTGCATCATCTGCTTCTGCTTGACCTTCCTGCATAGTCATTGCTTGACCAGTTAATGTGCCAGTATTAGCATCCGCTGTAACTGCAACACTACCTAATGACATAGGTAAATTCGTTCCTACTAAAATTCCTCCAACAGTTGCTTCTACATCAACTGGAATATTAAATGTAGCTGGACTTAAAGCAGCGAAAGGTGCTTCACCAAAAGCTGTTAATGTGTCATTGGTAGGATTACTCTCTTGTAAAGTTAATTCAAAACCGGTTACATTAATTTCTTGATTTGTTGATTGTGTAAGTGTTCCTTCTGCTGCAGTTAAAGCTTGACCTGTTACACCAACATCTACTAAAGAAGATCCGTTTGCTGTTCCTAAAGTACCTGTTAATGCTTGACCTGTAACAGGCACATTTGCATCACCTGTGATAGCAGGAGCATTTTCCTGCACAGTCATTTCTATACCAGATGCATATACAATTACATTTGGATCTTCTGCACTGAAAGGTGCTTCTGAATATGCGGTAACTCCTAGGGCCATGGATTAGGCTCCTGTTTTTTGTTCTTCTTTTTCTTCTTTAGGTAATTCTGGTTTTAATAAATCAGAATAGTGTTTTTGTAAAACTTCCAAATCAGTAAATTCTAAACTTAGTTTATTTTTTTTAGAAACAATATCTTGAAGCTTTGATAAATACGCTTTACCTTGATCAGATAATTTTTCACTATCGTAGTGTTTTGCATCAAAATTAAAAATCATTAAATTTCCTCTAGTTTAAATTTATATTTCTTACCTGATTTGTTATTTAAAATATATAAATGTTCGGCACCCTCTTGGATTGTCCAATTACCTTTAGTGCCATCAACAGCGTTACCTTCTTCTTTTGCTTCATTAGTTAAATGTAAGTCTCCTGTGTATATGTTTCTCCAAACATTTCCTGATGCACCAAGATCAAAGGTGTCGTTTGTGTTAGGTAAAACGTGATCTGATGTAAGATTTCCTGTAGTAGTAATTGCTCCTGTAACAGTCAATGTAGATCCATCAAAAGTCATGTTCGCTTCAGCGTTCATTCCATCTGTGCCAGTTGCAGTGACAACTCTATTGTTAGTGCCATTGGTCATGAAATCAGAAACATCTACAGAAATTGCATCTGCTGCAACATCTATACCAGTTCCTGCACCAACATTTAATGTAACATCACCAGAAGAGCCTCCTCCTGTTAAACCATCACCAGCCGTAACACCTGTTATGTCTGCTGAAATAGTTGCAAAACTAACGGCACCTGACCCGTTTGTTTGTAAAACTTGGTTTGCTGAACCATCTGCTGTTGGAAGTGTAAAAGCTGATAGAACAAAGTTAGATCCATCACCTTGAATAATTTTACCTGATGTTGTTGCTAGTCCCGCAACATCTTGCAATTGTGCATCAAGTCTAGCATTTGCTAAAGTACCAGAACTAATATTACTCGCGTTCGTTGTGTCAGTCGTTGCAGAAGCAACTAGACTTAGGTCTGATCTAACTTCAGACGCACTTCTACCTTCTAAACCATTTGCTGTAAAACGAGCAAAATCATCGTCAGCTACAGAGGCACTGTCTATTTTTACTGCATTAGTATTTGCTATTCCAAAAGTTAATGAAGCTTGACCACCTATATCTGATAATACTTCTGAAGCAGAACGTCCTTCGATATCTGTTCCGTTAACACGTAAAAAATCATCGTCTGCTACACCACTTGTAAATTTAGGCACGTTTGTACTTGATATACCTGTATCTAAAACAGCAGCTGTCCCTAATCCAAGTGATGTTCTAGCTGTTGATCCAGTTTCTAAAACAAAATTAGATCCATCACCAACAATAAATCCACCATCGGTTACAGCTAAACCTGCAACATCTTGAAGTTGTGCATCTAGTCTTGCATTTGGAACTGTACCTGAAGTAAGTTGAGTTGCATTGAGTGCTGTAAGATTACTTGCATTGTTTGCAACAATGTTTCCACTTGCATCAAGTATTACTGATTTAGAAGCAGGAAGAGTACAGAAAACATTTTTTGTTCCTGCAGAAAAATCTACTGCACTGTCCGAGTTTGATGAAGTGATAACAGTAGTTCTAGCTAGTGTTCCAGCTGCTACTGTTCCTAATCCAACTTCAAACTCAGAGTTTGCTGAGTGCACAATTGCATAATACGTTGTGTTTGTATTTCCAACTGCACTAGAAAAAGTTAAAAATCCTGTTACTGCTCCTGCAAGAGTAAATGTCCCCGTACCAGTAGTGGTAGAGGTTTCTTTAACTCTATCATGTACGACTAATGCCATCTAAAACTCCTATTACCCAGAGATTCTTAATATAGCTGCTGAAGTCGTTGCTGCTGGAAACTGAATCGTAAATGTTCCTGATGTAGCTGTTTTATCTGCTCCAAAATCTAAAACTGCAACTGCTGCATTAGTAACTGCAGAAGATGTGTTATAGATTAATGCACCTCTAGCTGTCAGTGTTACTCCTGTAAATGATAAATCAGCAAAGTCAACGAACGCAACACCTTTACCTGTTCCAGTTCCAATGTTTGTGCTTTGACCTGTTAATTTATCTCCACCAGAAGCATACGTACCACTATTACCAACTTCGTTTCCAGTTGTAAAAGAAGTAGTAGCTGAGTTTAGAGTTGCTGAAGAAGTATAAAGAGCTAATTTAAAAACATCACCACCAGATGATT